CGTGTTGCTACTTTAGCAAAACTGAGCTCTTCTTTACTTCGGATATCTAGTACTTTTTTACGAAAATCTAATGAATAAGTCATTTAGAAGAGTATAACTAAAATAAGATATTTAGGCTATATGCCTAATGAATCTATTGGATATCTCTTTTTCATGCAGATCCCATTTGGAGGAAAGATCGTCGTTAAAACTAAAGGGCCGAAAGCTAAAACACTGCAAAATGAGATAGTCAAGACAATTCGATGACGTGACTTTAAAAACCCCACCCGTAGATGGGGCTAAAATCATCTGATAGCAGCTTCTATGACCTTTTTGATCGGATCTAACAATCGGTCTTGAAGATTTCTGATGGCCAGTTCTTTTGGGTATTCAAAACGAAAAGTCACGGGTACTTTCGCTTCAAAAGCCTCATCACCAATCAATATTTTAGGAAGTATTTTTACTTCTAATACCCCAGAAAAGGTTCTCTTGATGGGATTCCACTCCATCTGCCAAAAAGTAGAAGACCCTATTTCTATGATTAAATCAGCTTCAGATCTCTGAAAGACCTTTTTTAGTTCAAGAAAGGTTTTTACCCCAGAAATTTTACTTTGAAACTGCTCAACAGCAGCGTATGCTTGAGTTAGCATCGCAAACTCCCTTTTAGTTTGTTGATGTTAGCCCTCTTTAGCTGCGACTAACAGCTCTAGGGGGCGTTTTTTTGTTGTTTAAACAACAAGCTTATCATACCTTTTTTCTTTGACATTGTACAATAAAATTATCCAGGATAAAATATGCGCGCATAGGATAGATAATAAATGGCCATTAAATCTACAGATTATGCGCTGTCCAAACCTCAAAATGCTCAGGGGCCTCTCAAGCCTGTCGAAAGCAAACATCATCAAATTTTCAGAGATTACGCTGAGCTGGTAAGAAATGGACTTGCATGGCTTAACTATAGTCCTGAGCAGAGGATCCAAGCAAATTCTCAATATGCTGAGAGCTTGAGACGGAAAATCACGCAGAGATTTGGGCTTTCCCATAGTTTTGCACCTGGCTGCCAGGAAGATAATGCTCGGTTCAAAGACGTCTATAAGACATTTTTTGTTGCGATTCGGGGCACTGAGCCCTTGGTAAAACAGGCTTCTTCAAATCTAATATGGAAATTTAGGACCTACCGAGATGTTTGCATAGATCATAGCTATTGCGTAGGAAGGTATCCTAGTCGCATTCCTACTGAAGGAATCAAAAAAGAGCTGCATGCTTTATTGGAAGAGACGTTTGGACTTAGGGAAGAATTTCTAAAGAGTCTCCGTGCTAATAACCGCAAAATTGAAGATACTCTACAAGTTGAGCGTCTAGACTCCCCATACAAATTTGATCAGTCTCATTCGGATTTAAACGTCATTCTTTATTCAGTGCTGATGGCTTTAAAACCTGCCTACGTTCTGCATGAACAGACCTATCCTCTCTGCAAAGACACTTTGATGGATATTTTTACTCGTCTTTTAGAGATTAAATGGCTGGAAAACGATAATCATCAAATTCGGATATATCTGGGTAACAAACAAATCATCCATCGTTCTATTGATCACAAAGAGATCAAAGGGGTTTTTAGTGATGAAGAGATCCATTACGTAGCTAAACAAACATGTTCTGATGGAGCTTGTGGACTGCATGCCCTACTGGGAGAGCCCATTAATGGAGAATACCGTTATTCAGGTCCTCAAAACGTACGTGAGGTTTTTGTTGAGCGTCTTAAGGAAAAAATCGCAGATCCAGTAATTCGAATGCGTCTAAAATGTCGTATTAAATCTCATCTAACTGCTACAGCTGACAGGTCCTCAAGAATGATTTTTCAAGGAGAAGGAGAAACGTTAAAGAGGGATTATTCGAGAAGGACAGAGTCCCTTGAAAGATATCGATTACAGATAGAACGAGACGAAGAATTATTTTGGTTAAGTCAACTCAATAGCCCTGCTATTCGAGAAAAGGTATTACAAGAAGCACGAAAAACAATACCTTCCTTTGTTAGTGATGAAGCAATTATAGAAAAGGCCAGGGAAAACCCTAGTGAGATTGCAACTTTTATCTATGAAAATCGGAATGCTTTTCTTCAGAGACTTGATTATAGTGATGCAAGGAAGATTTCTCACCTGCAAAATCAAAAAAAACTTCTTTTATTAGAGATAAAAAAGCTTCAATCCGACTTTATTTTTACAGAGATTTATCCTCACTATCTTGAAGTTGTTAAACATCCAAACTACTTTTTCAATACTGAAGAGCTAGAAATTGCAGCCCTTTTATTTGAAAAAAAAAATGCAAGTTTTCACCTTAAACTTCGGAGAAATCGAACGGGCGACAGGGCTGATTAATGAAGACCTTGAAGGGCTCCCCACTATTATTTACCATAGAGATGCCCATTTTAACAGGTGCGTTCCGTGCACTTCTGAAGAACAAGAAGAAATAATCTCTCAACGCTCGCATTATGTTGATTGGGAAGCGATAAAAAAATTAGCATCTGAAGCCACAAAAGAAGATGAGATTCTATCCGAGCTCTATGTAAAAAGGTTTCGAAGTACCCTTAAAAATGAGGCCTGCTCCCTAGCAACATCTGGAGGAATATCTTTCTTTACTGGAAATCCTGTATGGGTCCTGGGCCAGTCAGGGAGAACAGCAGTTAAGGTTTTGGGGACACACATTGATCCGAAACAGCAACGCAAAGATATCCAACTCATGATGCTATTAATGAACTCCTCAGTTGGAAAAGGATTGGGTGGCAATCCTTATCAATTATTGCTGGGTCTTGGAATAGATCTCTGGGACCTTGGGGACCGTCCTGAAGATATAAAGAAAAATAAGGCTTCCCTTCGAAATATGGTGATTTCTACCCTAAAGGGAGGAGTAACTCTTGATCAGAAGAAATTCCTAGAGCATTTACTAGGAGGAGTCCTATCTGAAGGAACAAACAGATTGCTTCCCGAAATCGATGAGAAAACATCAATATGGGCTCGGGCTCCTATAGAGTTTTTAAAGAACCAAGACCTTCAAGGGATAACTGTTGAAAAGACAGTTGCATCTGCCTTCAAAAAGCCTCCTGCTCCTAAAGTTGGTGGAATCCTAACTCCTGAAGAACAAGCAATGTATCCAGAAAGAATACTTAGTGCTGAAGAGTTGCAACAGCAAGAAGATCTCAGATTAGAACAAGCTGATGATGATCAAAGGCAGACTGAATATGAGAGATGGCAAACAGAGTATGATCAATGGCAGAAAGATTCTGCTGCAAACACCTTAGCTCTTACAAATGCCAATAATGAGCTAATCCAGAAAGAAGCTGGAGTTATAGAGGCTCAGAAATATTATGATGAAAAGTATGCTAAGGGGCAAGACACCTGGGGTCCTAAACAAGCTAGAGAAGCAGAAAAAAAAATCACCAATGCTGAAAATAATTTAATAAAAGCTACTTACGAAAGAGATCAAGCTCAGAAAGTAGTTTATGGACTGCAGGGTATCGAAATCGTTCCAGAGCCTAAGGTAAGACCTAAGAAGCCCAAAACTGTTGTTGGCAAGGTGGGGAAGTGGATCAATGAAAACGTCTCAGTAAGTGGGGAAGCTAATCTTGGTACAATTTCCTCTCCTGAAATGAACAGAGCTAGAGGAGAACCGACACTTTTCCATCATGATTTAAAACCAGAACCTACAACAAGACAGATCTCCTCACCCTACTGGGAATCTCGCCATCAAATAGCGATGGACAGAGCAGGCCTTCAGAGCGTAGACTCTAAAAGTGACAACCATATACAGGAGCCAAAGTCAAACACGGCACAGAACTATGGATGGCAAAGTGTTGAGTCAATGCAACAGCAGCAAATATTCGATAGGAATATGTCCTACCAGTCTCCTGTTAACAATTCTCCGCAAGCAGCGATCGATTACCAAGCTCTGTGGGGACGAGGTGTTGCTAACAATGTGCAGATGCCACCAATGGGTATGAGCAGCCTGGGACAAAATGAAATCGTTCCCTATCAACATCACCAAAGGAATATACCAATTCAAGTGGCGGGACTTCTTCCATTTGTAATTGCTAAGACCGTTCCAGAGCAAACTCAAAGAAAGGTTGAAACGTGGGTTAAAGGCTTTATTCAACAATGGAAAGATGATCCCTTAAAGGCTAGAAAAGACCTGGATCTTTGCTTGATTCTAGGAGCTAAAAACATCGTTGTGATTGCTGTCCAAGCTTTTGAGCAACCAAGCTTAAAGGCTAGACCAAATACCTTTGGATTGATGGAAGTTTCGGATAGGTTTGACAACTGGTTTGCTCAGAAAGTAAACATAGATCTGACCTCACCTAATGCTCAGATGGGGATGTTTGTTGGGGAATTTGCTATGCCGATTCCTATGATGGGGGCATTTAAGCACTGTACAAAGGTTGGACAAGAAGCTTTTGCCTTCATGCGACAATCTGCTAAATTTATGAAACCTAATCCATTACTTGATAGAGCTCTTGCATTTCCTCAAGGCTTTAGCAATGAAGTTCGGGCTATTGAAGCGTTGCAGAATCCTGTTTATCGGAGTGGGTTTGCTGGTGAGAAAGCGATTCAGCAGGCTAGGAAGGCTGTGAATATGCCTTCTTGGAAAAAGATAGGAATAGATATGGAACACGCAGTTTCCGGTCATATGCAAGGCGGTTGGAGGACAGGGTGCAAAGGACATAAAAAATCTCTCTTTCCCAAAGAAATGACAAAGCAACAAATTGAAACGGCAATACGACAGGCATACAGATACGGAAAAAAATTAAAAACACAGAATGCAACAACAGTTATTGTTCGAGGAGAACACAAAGGGTTAAAACTTGAAATGTATGTAAACACAGAAAAGAAAATTATTGAAACAGCGTACCCCAAACAATGGATAGATTGAAAATAAATCTCAGAAAAGAAACTTTATATATAAATGGTTCTGGAGCAGTAATAGGTGATATTTGCTTCTCTGTTGGCGATTGGTATTTTCCCGAAAAAGATTGGGATGATTTCGTTGTTAGACTTTTATATTGGATTACAAAAAATCTTATTAATCTAAAGTTTAAAGAAAAACAACCTCAAGAAATGCCTTTTATGGAAGGTCCTTTTAAGGTTTCAATCCAATTAAATGAAAAAGACGAATGTTTAGTTAATTTCATTGAGGGTGAAAAGTTTTTTGGTGATAAGGAAATTATGCATAAAACAATAACAGTTCCTTTTGAAGATATAAAAAGCGAAGTAAAGAATTCCTGTAATATTCTTCTTCATATGAAAGAAACAAAAGAGCTTGATTTTGAAGATGATTATGAAATTCTTAAAGAATCTTATGACTTGTTGTGTAAATGCTAAAATACATCAATTTATTGGTCTTCCAGTTTTAAGTTCTGCTTTTCTTTTTTCAAAGGAGCTACCTCGATCGGATTCCATTTGATTTACTTCTTTTTCAAGAGCTGTTTCCACCAAATAGGACAAAGTAAGACCAGGTGTCCAATAAGTGGCATTTTTAATACGGTCAATAATGTCTTCTGAAATCTGGACAGTAATTCGTCTTTTTTTATTTTTCGATGGCTCTTGTTTTGGAGCAGAGGGTGTCTGATTTCCCCCAATTAATTCATCTAATGGATTCTTTCCAATAATTTCACGTTTTGCCATATTTACTTCCCTTTATTCCGTTTAATGATTTCCATGGAAAGACTTCTGTAATCTTCAGCTCCTAAGCTTTTAGAATCGTATAGATTAATTGGTGTTTCAAAAGATGGTGCTTCTGCCAGTCTGATGTTCTCCCTAATTACAGTAGTATAAACCTGATCCTTAAATCGTTTTCTTAAATCAGCAACAATAGCTTTTGATAGCCTTGTTCTTTTATTAACTCTACAGGGCAAAATCCCATCAATTTTTAGATCTGGATTAAGTCTCTCTTGAACTGTTTGAATTGTTTGAAGGAGTTGGACCAATCCTTGAACAGCCATGATGTGAGTTTCCACTGGGATCAATACTTTTTTTACGGCATTCAGAGCGTTTAGTGACATGATTCCAAGATTGGGAGGGCAATCTGCTAGTAGATAATCCCATTGGTTTCCTAATGCAGGAAGACTTCTTTTTAAAATATTTTCTGCTCCAATCTCATTAGATAGAACCTTATCAGCATTTATAAGCCAAGGAGAAAAGGGAATCATATCAAGATTTGGAATATGACTATTACATACAATATCTGAAAGGGTTCCATTTCCTGTAAAGAAACCATATAGGTCCTGTGTGGGATTTGAAAATCCAAGCCATTTTGAAGCTGAGCCTTGAGGATCAAGATCTAACACCAAGGCTTTCTTCCCTTGCTCTACTAGAAAGCTAGCCAAGTTAATAGTAGTGGTAGTTTTTCCTGACCCACCTTTCTGATTTAAAATAGCGAATGTTTCCATTACATGTAATGGTTACATTTATTGTAATTAATGTCTTTAAAAGTTATGAAAAATCACAACAACATCGATTTTTGATCTACAATCGAATTTTTAATTTTATTTGGTTAATCACAAAGACCACATCAAGATAAGCCAGTACAGCGCAAATATGAAAGCCGATTTTTAGTATAAAAAAATTGAAAACCCCTTCTTGGGTCTACGCTTCAAAAACCGCCCTCTTGCATCAACCCAAATAACTTTTCCAGAATCGCTCTGATATTTCTCGGCTAGTGCTGAACAGTTCTTTTCTCCAAAGACTCCCTCGAGCTTATCCATGATATCCTCCCAACCAAATCCAACAAGCCCAAAGTGCCCCAAGCGATTCACCTCGACTAAAAACTTCCGCTGCTCTTTTGAAAGCCGCCCCTTGTCAGATTTGATCTCCAAGAAAAACGTCTTACCATTCCTGAGGATACAAAAATCTGCTACCCCCGCCAAGACTCCCAAAGGCCTTGGGTCATAGAACCGAGCGCCCCGAGAAGATCCAACATCGTTTTTAACATGAAAGAAGAGGAACTCGTCATGAGCTTGCTTTTGCCGAAGCAGTTTAACAAGACGCTTGTGCAAGTCCCTCTCCATTTCTCCCCCCATAAAACTAAAGCTAACGGCAACGTTTCTTTTTCTTCTTCTTGAGCTCCATTATTCCCCCTTATTGGTAATGAGATTTTCATGTTTGGCAAGCATCTCTTTAGCGCCTTTGATATTGAGTGCCCCTTCGAGCTCAGTCATTTTTTGTTCTCCCTGGCCGATATGGAAATGCAAGAGCTGGCTGATCTTCTTGCAAATATCCTTGATAGGAGCGATGGCCTTTTCCTCGAGCTCCTTAATCGCTGCAGCAACATCATGCGTCTTATGCATCGTTGATCTAACTTCCATCAGCCCTTCGGTAATAGACATAACGTCGTTAAAAATTTCAAATATATTCATTATTTCCCCTCTGTAGTGGTGTTTATTTTCGTTTAAAGAATCCCAGAAATGATTTTCTGGATGGTTTTGGTTCAATGGGTTTAATGCCCTTTAAAAAGTCGACTTCATCAGCAAGCTCTTGGATCGCCTTGAGCATATAAAGCTGCAAGTGCGTCATGTTAATCATTTTTGTTTTGGTCTTTGGCCCATCAGGCTGAAACATTTTGATGAGCTTTGGATGAATTTTATTCGTGTCAGCTTCCTTCTTAGAAAAATAGCCTAGGCCTTCAACAACCTCAGGCATGACTTTTATAACCTCATCAGCAACAAGCCCCAGATGCCTTTTGAAAAAGGCTTTCGCCTTTCTCTTCTTTTTTTCATCGGAATCCTTCTCTTCATAGGGGGCTAAGAAGCCATAGGTATTTAAAGGTAGTCTCCTAATCTTCGACAGTACCCTGTCTTTCACCCTATTGATCGAATGCTTCAGGGATTTATCTGACAATTGATTATAGGCACCGGCTTTATCGATCCCAAAGGTCAGCTGAGTTGCTGGGTCTTGGGTATCTTCATCCGTTCCTCCAAAGAGATAACCAGAGTCACCATCTGCTATGATTTGGATGATGTCGGAGTTGCAAGCAATAAACCCATAATCGCCACCGAAGAACCCTCCAAAAATTGCAGAGTTGTAGCTATTGTAAGTATTTCCTCCTCGCGCTGGCCACTCATTAGTCGCTGCAATATACCCAGGTCCACTTCCTGCCATCGTGAAAAATGTTGGATTCGCAAGGGTGTTGACAACGAGACCATCAATGAATGAGCTTCCTTTGCTAAACGTTGCTATTGGTAGACTCCCATTATCAGATGTAGCGATGTGAAAGGTATCAGCCTTTCCATTTTCAAATCCGAAAAGGAGTTCTATTTTTCTAGTTGTTGATTCATGAAGGACTGTCTGCCTAAAATAAGGCATCGTGGGCTCTTTAATGACATAGCGAGTTTGCTGAGATTCTCCTCCGAATCCACCTGGAAGAAAAAACTCCTGAATCTTACTTGGAATATCAATCCCACTGCTGAGGGCTTTGATTGTTGTGTCGATTGGAGTGCCTGTGACCCCTGCTCCATTAATGTCTCCTTGGAGCTCAACGGCTGTTCCACCACCGCCTCCAGGAGGGCCTAAAATAATTTCACCTTCGTGATATGTTAGGACATTACTTGGATTTTCGATTGAATTTGTTGGATCAAATGCGAGTTTCTTCCAGAGGCCCTCAGGATTCTCTGTTAATAATACCGATGGATCCCCCTCAAATGGATTGAGACCATCCAGTGTAGTTTCTTTAAGATCTGGTGTCATAGTTTTCCTCCCCCCTGTTCTTTATTTTCCTTTGGTTAAAGCATCGACTGCTTCAGCAAGCTCTTGAATCGCCTTGAGCATATAAAGCTGCAAGTGCGTCAGGTTGATCATCCTATTTGTTTCAACAGGACCCTCAGGATCAAAAACCTTAACAATCTCTGGATGCGTCTTATCAAGCTCAGCATCCTTCTTACTCAGATAGCCATGCCCTTGAACGAGCTCTGGGATGATCTTTTCAACTTCATCAGCAACAAGGCCCAATTGCTTCTTGAAGAATTTTCTCGATTTGCTCTTTTTGTTTTCCATAGGATCGCTTGCTTCATAGGGAACAGTGAACCCAAAGGTGCTAAGCTGAAGATTTTTGATTTTTGGGAGGACAGACTCTTTTACTGGGGCAACAGAATGCAGCATATTGCTTGGAGAAAGTGTATGATAATTACCGGTATTATCAATTCCAAAGATCAAATCCGTTTCAGGATTTTGCGTTTCAGAGTCCGTTCCACCAAGGAGATAAATCACTCCACTTGTTAAGATCTGAATGAGCTCTGAACCAACGGCGATATAAGCATACGCTGGTTTGCCAATTCTACCCCCAAACCTCCCTCCAAAAAGAGCAGCGATATAATCATTATAGGTTTGATCCCCATCTCTTCCTGGCCAAATGTTGGTTCCAGCAATATATCCTGGACCATACCCAACAGGATCAATCTCTGATTGAAAAGTAGTTGGACTGGCCAGGGTGCCACTTGCCTGGATCGGTGGTCCTAAAGCAAGTCTATCTTCCTCTAATGTTAGGACATTTTTAGGTTCTGTAACGATATTTGTTGTATCGAACTCCAGCTTTTTCCAAAGACCTTCAGGATTCTCTGTTAAGAAAAGAGAGATATCCCCTTCAAATGGATTGAGCTCATCGATGGTGATTTCTTTAAGATCTGGTGTCATAATTCCCCCCTATTTTTTGTTAGTCTTTTTCTTTTGACCTCGGCATTTTTCCGAGATAGGCCCCCAAGTCTTGTCCATGGCCTTGTTGCTTTTGTACAATAGCCTCCAAAAGCTCGGGCTTTAGATAGTGTTTTAAGTTTTTCTTAGCGCTCAGCTGATTTAACAACGCTTTTTCATAACCCTTCCTACCGAGATAAGCCCCTCCCATTGCCGTTGCAGCCATAGGATTCCTCGCGGCATAACCTGCCAAGAAAGGAACAGCTCTTCTGACTCCTTTTTTAACCTCCGTTGCGCTGCCCTTATCTTTCATCGCGGTTTGGATACCAGTCAAAGCCTTATTAGCCGAGCTTAAGCTTTCGAACTCCTTAACCATTTTTTTCACTTCGGGATCTTTGGAGTTTCTCATATAGGAGGGCAGCCGTTTATCTTCTCTAGCAATAGCCCTCGATAGAGTCTCCTTGGGATAGCTTTTCTTAGCATTGATCAGCCCTGCAATGACCCTACGTTTGTCTTCAGTTGGCAGGTCATTAAAGATCCTCTCCACCTCATAGGTATCCTTCTCAAAGAACTTTAGTGCTGGATCGATGGTATTGCTATACTTGAGATTCTTGACCTCTTTAGCAAACTCTTTTTGGTTCTGATAGGGCGCGACTTTCTCGGCGTAGTTTTGGATCGCCTTTTTCATCCTGCCGCTGGGATCATTTCTCTCAACGACCTCAGAAAACTCCCTCTCTAGCTGATCGACATTCGATCGATAGGGTGTATCTCTCGGGATACTTTTGACAGCCTTTCTGAATTTTAAAAGATCTTCCGCGTTCGGCAATTGATCAAAGTTTTGGATGTACCAATTCTTATATTCTTTAGTCAGGTTCCCGTTCTTGTCAGTGGCATTCCTCGGCATGGAGAAAGAGACGAGCCGCTTGAGTTCTTGATTTGTCTTGTCGATACTCCCCTTCTTCATTTTTAGTGCTGGAGCTCCAGGAAAATCGGTGGACAGAGAGGAATAAGCTCTAAGAGTTTTGGGATTCAAAAGGCCTTCTTGCCCAATCCCAAATTCTTTAGCCGCATCATAGAGAAGGTTGCTATCTTCAACGGCCTTAGAAAAATTCTTCTCGATCGAGTTGAAAACCTTCCGTGGTTCATTGGGGAACTCCTTTTCAAACTTGCCGATATTCTTGGTGATCGATTCGCTCATCCCCTTCATGCGAGCTTTGTTAATTCGAGATTCAATCCCTCTGAGCTTCTCCGTATAGTAAGGGTTCTGAACCGCTTCAGCAATGGTAGCACCTTCACCCAAAATATCAGCTTGTTTCAAGATCTCTTCAGGATCGGTAATGTGGGCTCCCTTGCGGATATCTTTGAACTTTTTAAGCTTTGCTTTAGATCCTCTACCAGAGAGTTTCCCTGCGATTTTACTCCCAAGTCCCCCAAGAGCAGCCCCAGTTGCGGCTTCCAAGGGGATATTTTCATTATTCGCAGAGGCATTGAGAGCTCCAAATAGTCCTCCACCAAGCATCGCTTTGCCAGCTTTGGACAGCCATTTGAGTTTTCCTCCAGGAAGTGGAGTAAAGATTTCGCCCAGCCCTGTTCCAATCTTGTCAGTGAGCGACCCTTCTTTAATCCCCATCTTTTCATTGTAGCGCTTCCCTAAGTTAGTCGAGACGGTGTCTATGTCTTTTTGGATGTCAGGCATGTCAGGAAGAGCAAGCTTGAGGGCTCCTTTAGCTAAGTGGCCTGTTCCCTTAAGAAAGGATTTATTGATGTCTCGTATCGGCTTGTGCAAATCCCATGCTTTTTTACCCAGCTTTAAGAGAGGATTCTCTTGATCCCCACCTTCGATATTTGCAGAGGCTAAAGCTTCTTTTAAGGGATCTTTATTCTTTGCTTCTGATCCTATAGATGGCTGCTGCTCTCGTTCTTGAGATTCTTCGCCTTCATCTAGGCCGATCAAATGCATGACCCCCTTTTTGAGAGCTGGGATCTCGGCATGATTTGATGGAATAATCTCTTTCTTGATCATCTCATAGGTTTGTTTTGTCTTGGGAAGTCCCTTCTGTTTCAAGATCTCTCCAATGAGCTCTTCACCAAGGATGTTGGCTTCTTTCCGTTTGTTTGAAGTGTCTGAAGCTATCCCGAGGCCGCCTGCTTTCTCTTGGAGCTTTCCGAGCACTCCAGGATTTGATGTCCCATAGAGCTGATAAAAGCGATCAACGAGACCTTTCAAATTCTCAGACTTCTTTTCATTTTCCAGAAGAGTCTCCTCGAGAGAGGTTCTCTTTTGAAGAATATCTCCAAGCTTAGCCTCCTTGATAGCCCGATCTAACTCTCGGTCTTCATCCTCCTCTCCTAGCTTAATATAGGCCCCTAGATTCTTATCAGCATCGGAGATTCCTCGACTCAGCCCTTCTAGAGCATCAAATAGATTAGCCATTTTTTCCTCCTTGAAGCATCTTAAAGATCTCAGGGAGTTTGTTTTTCCAGTGCTCCTTGTGATGCCCATCGAAGGCTGGCCAGGTTAAAAAACCCTTGAGCATTTCGCTGTAGTTATTGGGATGATGCTTTGAGCCTTCAACCATTTTGGGAGATAGAAGCTGATGCAAAATACTATCCTCGTCAATGGAGCGATCAAGAAGCGTATCCAAAAGAGGCTTTTTCAAATCCTTCAAGAGATGGTCGTGAGACTTTTCGGGTCCATGGAGATTGAGGTGATGCTCCAGGATTTCCCTTGCCAGTCCATGGTTTTCAGTGGAGACATCGTGCGAAGTGTCAGCAATATATTCAGGGTCATGGAGCATAGCTGCTATCTCTGAGAGTTCAAAGATCTCTTCGCTAATCTCTTTTTTCTCCTCAGGCTTTAGGAGGTGATCATAGTTCTTTCCAAATGTTTCTCTATTCTTATGGTGACCATCAAGAGCGTACCCGACATGCATAGCAAGAGGTTTGGCAGGGCTGATCTCTTTGAGTGACATTAGATCCTCAATGGCAAAGTCATTCAGAGCTCTTTGTTCTGGGTTTTCTTTTTCATGAGCATTCATAATCTCGCGCACTTTTTTATGCATTACCACCTCCGGTTTGAGCTCCTGTTCCCATCCAGTTTCCTCCTTCTCCTCCTCCTTTTTGGAACCTTGCAGCTGCATTTGGTGCCCAAAGACCTGCCGCGGCAACCGGCTGTCCCATAGCGGCTAATGCTGCTGTTCCTCCAATCTTGGCGATCAGCATCAGTTTTTGCATAAAGGCTTCTTTGCTCATCTCTGCATTGTGCAAGTCAAAAGCCTCTTCTTGCATATTGAGTTTCCTAAGCATCGCAACGATCTGAGCACGATTCTGCCAGAGACTTTCCTGGAGCATCGCATACTCTTGCTGCTTTTCAGCTCCCATCTGACCAATATTTTCAGACAGCATCCCGAACTGATAGACTTGACTAGCCAGCCCTTGATACTGCTGCATCTCTTGGGTTCTTTGTCCTTCATTCATGAGATATGAGTTAAGGTCTTCACCCATCTCAGCATTTGCAAGATTCATTTCCCCTTCAGCAAGATCCTTTTGGAAGACTTTGTCTTTAAAGCCCTGTTCCCCTGTTCGTCGAAGGTCTTCTCCAACAAGTCCTGCTCCTTTTTCAATCGGCTCTCCAAAGGCTCCTCTAGATGCTTTTGAAAGCTTGTCCAATTGCCCAATCGTATCTCCTCGTCCGCGGTGCTCAGACTCAAGCATCTGCTGGATCATCCGGATATTTTCTAGTTCTTCACGACGCCTGCCAAAATCCTTATTTGTTTGGTTGCTTTCAAGGGACGAACTTCCAGGGCCATGTCCTGATGCGGCAAGCTCATGCTCTCTTTGGGAAAATGGCTGATCCGATGAATAGTTATAGTTGGGCTTATAGTCGGTATCCCAGATGTTTTTAGCTGCAGAGTATGAGGGCTCTGATCCCCAATTCAGCTTAAAATCTTCTCCGGGCATGAGTCCCGAAAGCCTTTCTCCCTGCTGGAAACCCTCTCCCTTGTAGCGATCCAAGTCTTTTTCCAAGGTAAGTCGCCTCATCTTTTCAGGATCCATACTCTCTTTTTGCTCTTCAGTCATCGCATCCCAGAGCGTCTTATAGGTGTCACTGCCAACACTCGGATCTGTCATGAGTCTGAGCTCATCCATCAAGGCTTCTTGACGCTCATTTTCTCCCTCATGGAGCTGATCTAAGGCTCCTCTTCTTTGCTTTTGTTTCTCCTCAATCGATTGAATAATGTCGGTGAGATTCGAAGGTCCTTTGGAAAAAAGCATGAGCTGATTAAAGGTCTCATCATCGAGCTTTCCTCTTAGCTTTTCAGGAAGAGCCTCTTGATTCATCGCCCATTCTTTGACGATGTCTTCAAAGTTCTCTCCCGTCTTATAGGCTCTTGCCCTTCCAGCATTTAAGAAGTCTAAAAGATTTTGCTGCTTAGCGCGCTCTTCATTGGTTAGGTCTTTCTGATTGTTTATGGCATCTTGGAGGGTTTGTTGGGACTCTTCCAAGTTGTCTTTGATGATGTCTTTTTTGACTTTTGATCCCTTATTCGCTTCAAGGTAAAAAGCATCGACTTTTTCCTGAGCTTGTTCTTTATCGAATTGAGATTTACCAAGAGACTTCCAGATTTCTTTTCCACTTTCATCATAAATGCGATAGTGCCCAGATTTGAATATGGCTGTGTATCCGGGTTTGTAATATTTGTATTTACTGCTCATGGTCTCTTCCTCTTCTTGTCATCTTTTTTCATCATCTGGGAAAGAAGCGCTGCCCCGAGCATCAACCCTCCACCAATCGCCGCTGCTTTGCCATAAGGGAATCCTTGAGGCTGGTTAACCCCTTCTTGATAGTTTCCAAAATCCTCCATGTTCATCGGGCCTCGATAAGGACGCTCTGGGTTTGGTCCTATAGGAGGAACATCTCTTGCCGGCATCTGAGCATACCTTTCTCCTCTATCCGCTAGTCGTTGATAAGCTCCTTCGGATCCTCCCTGTCCTCCGGCCGAAAAAGTTCCGCTCCTTCCGTTAGCTCCCACCATGACTACATTTCTATTTTCTGCTTCAGTGGCAGGTTGCTGTTGAACCGCTTCTTCACCTTGGACTTCCTGCTGAGGAGCTCCGACTTGACCTTGTCCTGGCATCATCATTGGCATATAAGCCATCCCCTGAGATCCTTCTTGATCCTGTCTTTGAGGCACTGATCCTGGTGCTGATGGATTACGTTGCTCTTCTTGTCCCATAGTAGCTTCCTGTTGCATCTGTTGCTGGTTAACTCCTTGTGCCATATTCGGCATCCCTCCAGGAGAAACTTGCTGTTGAGGCGCTGCCAACTGCTCTGGAGCTCCTTGGATCATTTGCTCTTGAGGGTTTTCAGCTGGAGCCATTTGCTGCTCTGTCTGTTGAAGAGGACTGCCTGCCCCTTGAGATTGAGGAGGCATAAGAGACAAGGGCTGCCCTTGGCGTCTTGCCATATTCCTCGAAACAGATTGTCTGATCTGATCAATATTTGGCTGGAATCTTTCTGGCTGCTGCATAGAGCTAAGCCTAGCTTGATCTCTTTCATTCATGATTCCTAGGAACTGGAGTATTCCCTGGGCATTTTGATGTTGAAGAGCCTCTTCCAAGATATTCATTACCATAGGACTCAGAGCAAATCCTCTTGATCTATCTGAAGTGAAAAAGAGTTCAATGGATTGGTTCGACAGATATACAAGGTTAGAGCTGTTCTCATCTCTCAATGCCAGAGAGGCCTCTTCCCTCCCCATTTCTTCGGATAGAGCTTTTTGTCCGAATGACCAAACAGTAAAGGGAAGCTCGATATTTTGATTGCGCTCTCTTTCAATGATAACTGGAAAGATGATCTGAGGGTTGTCCATTCCGCTATTAATGAGTCCGACGATTGCGTTCTCAAGCTCTTGAAGTCTTTCCATAGGAATAACGCTCAAATTCCCTCTCTTAAGATAGCTATCAACAACTCCTTGAATATAAACCAATGACCTAAAAGCTAGCTGCCCCTCTGGAACACCACTGCTTGCAGCAAACTCTGCCGTTCTCATTAAGAGTGAGAAGCTTTCCCTAAAGAGTGGGGATAGAAAGATCGACTGCCCGGTTTCATTGGTGCTCGATAGCCAGCTATCAGCCGGAGAGCTTAAGACCTCAGATGATGCAAGATTTTGAAGCCTTCTGGCTGTATCTAAAGCGTAACGCAGTAAAAAGTAGCTCGTCTTTAGGCCTTGATCAAAAGCTTCTAAGTGCTGAGAGCTTGGCGTCATAATCCCATTAGATCTTAAAAGAACTGGACGGATCGCCCCTAAAAACTGATCTTCAAGAGCCAGCCCTGCATTAAGAGTGCTCAGAAACGCTCTGAGATTATTGGGAGAGATTCCTGTTGGAACAATCTGCGTCTCCTCTAGGGGCATGAATAGCATATTCTCAAGGGTGAACTCTTGAGCACCTAGGAATTGATGAACGATAGAATTCCTAGGGAAGTTTAAGGCAAGATCTCCATCTCGAGCTCTTTGGATCAGGTAATCTTTGAAGGGAGAATGACTCCCAAGCGTTAAATCGCACTCTTCCTCATGATGGCCATCTTGCAAAAACTTTTGCTTGGCCTCATCAATCTTTTGATCATAGCTTAAGAGATATTCTTTAACAGCCTGATGGAAGAGAGGATTTTGAGCATTTTTCATTAGCTTTGATGGAGTGCTCAGGAATAAAGGCTCATTGAACTTGAAGAACAGATTGAGAATCATCGTACTAAAGTTAGCGTTCTCAAGGGAGTTGGGAAGGAGCATATGAAGACGATTCTTAAACTCAAGAAGAGAGTAACGAGAATTTCTCATGATAGAAAACTCTTCCTGTAGGAACAGGGCGTTGCTAAAGAGGTGTTGGAGCTCTAACTGCCCATTTCTGTCAGACTGAGAAAGTGTCACTTCAGTTTTCAACGCTATTTTGAAAAGATCTAAGATGTAGTCATTGATGCTCGATGGAGAGTATCCTATCCCAAAAATGTTTCTAATCGCTTCTTGAGTAGTCGCAAAAACGTCTTTGACAAAAGGTTTTCCTTGGGTCATCCAAAAGGCAGTGATTGCCATCCCACCGATCACTGCAAGAATGGGACTCCCCGTATAGCTTAAAATCCCGATCCCAATGATTGCTGTAGTCAGTGCCGATTCCCCGATCAGTCCAATAGGGCCGTCTACAATTGCATTGACGTGGCCCTTGAGCTGCTCCAAAAAGCCTTCCTCCAAAAAGCCACTTTGATTCTTCATCTTTTTGAAAAACTCGTCTAATTTAGCAAGGTCTCGACCTTTACTAATGAGAAAAGCATCGAGCTCTCCATAGACACGATCCACTCCTGGGAGGATCTCTCTCAGGGCATCGAGTTTTCTCTGAACAAAAAAGCTACTGCCATAGGTCAAGTTCGCAGCATCGGCAAGGTAAGAGGTCAAAAAGAGTGGCAAAAACTGCTCATAGAGCTGCTGAGAGGTTTTTTGGTTTTTGGAAAGCGTTTCGTTTCTCTCCTTGTAAAAGCGGAAGAGAGTCGTGTTATCAAAAACACTCGCTCTTTCATTCGAAGGACCTGGAGATTGTTTTCGAACAAGCTGGGTGACATGCAGCCGTTCTAAATTAGCGAGTTGAGCATTATAGTCCTCGCGGATCTGTTCATGGATCCCAATGAGGACAGCTAGATCAATCTCATTTTGGAAAAGGTATCCCAAGGTTTTCCGGATCATGCCAGGAGAGAAGAGATTGGTGTTGATCCTCTCTCGACTAACAAAAGCTTGAAGAGACTTTACAAGCTCTCCATAGGAAAAGGTCGTATTTCGAAAATGATCTTCTAAGAACTTTTTGGTGTAGGTGCCCCGTTCTCCTTTAAAGAGGTTTTGAATGGATCGCCCTGCAGTGATTGTTGAATCTTCAGTCCAGTTTCTTGGAGGCATATGCCTTTGAGATAAAAAGTCCCCTTCCCCTCTAGGAGCTAGATCAAAGATCTTTTTCTTGATCTCCTCTAATAGAAGTCTTTTCTGTTTGATTTGAGGAAAGTCTTCAGTATTGAGTGGGGCTAGTTTCATCTCAATATCGCGGATAGTCTCTGGAGAAAAGGTTCGAAAAGCTGTTCTAATATTCTCTTCGAAAGATCTCAAAACCTCTGGCGGATAGTTAAAAGACTCGAGTTGATCAAGAATCCTCTCCCCGCTTTTCAAAGCTCTGAGTTCTATAGACTCTCCTGCCATTGCTGTTAAAATCGCCCGATGAAGCTTTTTGAAGCCCAAAGATCTTTTTATTCCTGTGGCATCGGACGCACTTTGACCCTCAGTAAAGAGAAGACATGCATTCATGTGGGTTTGCAGTTTGGTCACCTTGTCTTGAGAGAGATCTCGACTTAAATCCTCACAGTTTTTAACAAAGGATTCATCTTCTACAAGAATTTCTCCTAGGATCTTTTCAAGCTTCTCAAAAAGTTGAAGGTCTTGAGGATTTGCTTGGATTTGCTTGGTTATAGCAACAATGCTCTGAACCTCTTCTGGAGAAAGAGCTCGTATCCCTGCGGATTGATATCTTTTAAACTGCTCAAAGATTTGATTAGATCTCGTATTTAAAAACTCTTGGATCGTCCCTTCAAGGCCACCTTGTTGAGTCCTTTCTCGAGGACGTCTCCTCCCCATAAACTGGAGGATCTTTTGGGCTGCTCCCTTTTTGGATAGCTGAGAGAAAGAAACTCTCTGAGGAAAAACATCCTTGTTAAAGACAAAGTAGCTAAACACTGTGTGAGCTTGCAATAGTTTGCTGATGCTATTTTGATTGCCTATTAAAAGTGTTAAATATTGATCTCCAATACTGCTATAAATCTCCCCAAGCTCCTTTTTTAAGATGCGGAGTCTTTCGGTCTCTTCAGTGATCTTTTCTCTGTAGCTTGCCTCTAGTAGGACTTGCCTTCTGTATTTGATTGCCAGGTCGAAAACAACCCGTTCTAATCCAGTAACACTTGGAGCTTCTTCGATAGGATTCTTTTCAAGTAATGACAGGACCTCAGCTTCAAACTGAGTGTCAGTTTGATCGCCAAAGTGATCAGAGATCTCTCGGATTGAGTTTCTGGCTCCCTTTTTAGCTCTAACTGTATGGTTTAAAATACTACGCATCGACTCAATCTCTCGAAGAGAGGCCTCGATTTGGTTCCCGACTCTGAGGGCTGACATCTTTGCCTGAGAGATTTCGTCTCTTGCCATTTCTCCAGCATGGGGAGCCCTAATCCTATTCCACGTTTTAGCTTTAACGAAATCTTGAGACAAGTACTCAAAACATCTCTCAATAATTCCATTCTTGTTTTTCATCAGCAGTTCAAGACGTTGCTGCTCTGTCATTGCCTGGATCTGTGTTGGATCAAGTCCAAAGATTTGACGATCCCAGATAAAGGAAGAAGAGCTTAGAAGACCCGTTAGGCTCATAGGGAGATCTGGTTTATACTCGGCGATGTAGCGGTTGTTATAGTCTGCAAAAACAGAGAACAGTGGATCATTTGAAAAAGATTCGTCGTGAAGAACTTGCTCAATGGGAAAATAACGTTGATTGGTCAGCCAGGGCTTTTTAGCAGTTGTCGTTGGGAGAAATCGAAAGAGATTCTCAGGGAGAGGGAGAACACCTTTGATCTGTTTTTTTACAAACACATTGAGCAGCGAACAGACACCTAGAAACGAAAGGTCTTCAACATTTTCAATGGGGATATAGGGGTGCATTAAAAACTGCCTTGAGACAATATTTGAAAGGGCAATGGTGATTTGTTTTCTTAAGAAGAGAGGATTAGACTTCTCAATCCTATCCATAAACGAAAGCTCAGACAAAACCGTTTCAATGCGGTCTATATCAGGTTTCTGTCCAGGCGCTGTTTTTCTCAATATGTCTATGATTCGTCCAATCCGATCATCGATGAAAAGATTCACCAAATAATCACTCCCGATGTCTCCCTGTCCGTAATTATGTACCACTTGGATCTCAGGGGGGACAATATCTTCAATGCTTGTTCGAAACATTTCAGCGCATGCTTTTCCTAGGTCTTGATTGAGTGCTCCAGTTCTTAGGGCATCAGCAAGTTTTTGATGGAAAGGTCCCTTGTAGTGAGCCTCTATCGAGCTGAGAAGTTGGGAGTTAAAAGCTTCTATCGTCATACATCTCTAAAAGTTAAAGTTGTTATAATTATAGTTCTCGTCTTGGAGAGCAACATCAGGCTCTACAGCCAAGGCTTTTCCAAGGGAGGTTCCACTTGCTGGGGGTTGCTGTTCTGCATTAACGCCTCCACCATACACCTTCATCGGATTTTCTCCTCCTCCGCTGACCCCGGCTCCCATCTCCAAAGACGATCCTGTGGACGCTGAAATATTGGGGTGATCGTTTGCTAAGGCGTCATAGATCTTATACCCTCCATACCCTTTTCCGAAAGTCCCCCAGTCCCAACCCTCTGAAGAGCCCTTTTGCTCGATGTCTGACTTCATCTTGTTTTTGGTGTCTGTAAAACTCGAGGAGACGTAGTCATCAAGGCCTACAAATCCTCCAAGCTTCTTGCCAACGCTTTCAAGGCCTGAACCAACATTGAGGACGGCTCTTTCATACCAGGGAACCTCGTCCCAAGATTTATAATTAGAGGGCCCTTGATTGGCTGAATTGAAAGGATTCTTTCCCTGCAGAACATTCCCGACACCATGAGCGACCGTCTCTCCTGCAGACTCTATTCCTCCAAGAACAGCGCTACCAGCACTTTTAATACCGCCCCAAACATCTCCAAAAAATCCCATTTTACGTCCTATACATTAGTTCTTGTTGTTTAGCTTTTGCCTCTTTGGAACTCGCTGTCGTAGCATCCATCAGCATTTTTCCCAGCAGCACCATGTTTAGAATTGGAACAGCGCGCCCGGCCATCATTGCAGCACTTCCCATCGCTCCCATTTCTCCAGCCGCAGTACCACCCGCCAACGCCTCTCCTTCTGCAGCAGCGGCTCCAGGCAGAGCTCTTGCTCCTTGAGAGGCTGCTCCTCCTGGTGGTAGGTCAGAAATCGTTCGCATATTAGCCCCTGGCATCGGCCTTTGAGGTCTTGGCGTTTGAACGTTTTCATAGTAGCCAGCTTCTTGCCTTAGTCCCCTTAATCGATTGGCCTCTCGTAAATCTATAGGAGCATTAGGATTCAAAATATCCGAGACCTCTGCTTCATTAGGAGCTCTTCCCTCTGCAAAATTTCTCATAAATGTTGGGTGATGTTTGACTCGCATATTTCTAGCAAAAAGCTCTGAGCGATCCCCTTCCGTTGGGAGGTTCCAGTTCTCTAAGTTTTGCCTTAGCTGGTCATCGCTCATACGGGTCTCCCCAGCAACATTGATTCCGTGATGCTCAGGCCCAAAAACGCCGGCATCACCTATCTGACGAAATGTTGTAGGACCAACTGCTTGCTCAGTAATGGGAGTATTAAGCCGGTGCCAATTCCCTATTAAAGAATCTCTGTTAGTAACCCAAGCATAGTTGGGGTTGGGCTCAGGAACAGAGATGGGATGCTGCACTCCTCCAAAAGCCATCCTTTCAGGCATAGGAGGTCTTGGTGGCGGCGGAGGTGGTGGAGGTCTAAGACGCAGAATAGGTCTAAATCCTAGATTATTCCTTCTCAGCCATCCTTGGAATTCTTCTTGGTTAGCAAAAGTCCCAGGATCTCTTCTGTCCCCAGCAAGCTCGCTATTTAGGCTGCTCATTTTCTATCCTCCTGACTTTGTGGCTTAAATCTTTTAGCTTCCTTTCTAAGGATTGAAAATTGGTGGTGATATCTTCAGCAAAAAGCCTCACCCAAGCCACCAATTGATCTAAGTTATTTGGAGGTATTGCGCTCATAATCCAATCCTTGTGTTGCGGATAGGCAACGATCCCATCCCATCATTAATCGAGATCTCCTGGTAGGAGATGTTGTTTTCAGAGTCTACGAGCCTTGTATAATTCCTGAGCAGCTCCTCTTTCTGAGCCTGCCATGGCGCGTTATACTGGGAGCATAAGAACTTCGCAAAGTAGTATTCCAAGTAGAGCAGAAAAGTTTCGCTGGCATAGTCATGAAAATCGTCGTCAATACTTGCAAATGGTCCTATGCGTTTCTTCCCAAAGATATTAAACACCCCAGAGACCGAGGGCTTGGGATAGAGGTATAGGCGATTAGAAAATGTATTATAATTGTAGAACGCAGGAAACGTATAGATCGTCCTGATATTCGAGTTAGAGAAGAAATCATTGATCCCCAGTCTCTGAAGAGTGATCGAAAATGTTCCTCCAGCATATAGAAACTCTACTCGAAAGAGTGTCAAAAAGATCGCATCTAAATCGATGTAGTTCACATTAATTTCTGTATCCGTCTTGACGTCTGTAGACTGAACTGTCAAATGATTAAAAGAAGGATTCTTCTTGCCGATCCCCACCAAGAGGGTATTGAGATCAGCAAGAAAGTTTTCCAGAACTTGTGTTTTTGCAGCAGCATCCTTCGGAAGAGCGTTGAAATATCGATCCTTGATCGATAGATAGAGAGCTGTTTCGATAATGCTGCTAACTTTCATTATATTTTCTTCTTACCTACTAATGAAACGTTGTTTGTTAATGCTGATGAATCTCCTACAGGCAGTGTAAAGAGGTTCTGCGATACTGCTCCAAAACAAGGAAGAGCACTAACATCAAAGATGTTTTGCCTTTTCTCAAGGAGCCTATCATGAGTGATCAGCATTTTTACTCCCGTCTTGCCATCATTAACCTCAGCATTTTCTGTAGCTCGAAGAGGTGGCAATCTAAAGCACTTGAATTTCAAATACTCTGGATGGAGAGCATGGTTTTTAAAGTGATCCTCCAAAATATAGAATTGATCCGCATCAGGCTGTCCTTGAGTTATTATTTGCCTTGAACAGTTTTGATGATACCCACTAAAGATTGGCTTATGAGACAGAGAAACTGTCGCTTGTCCTCCAGCAGGAATCGTATAAGACACATCCGTATACTTAAACGTTTTCATCTGCGCTTCTGTTAGTCCTTGGATATAATGATCCGAGGTCACACAAAAAGCATAACGGCTATCAGGAATCGCTCTTTTGACAGTGTTTTGGATCCAATAGAGACCCTTGTCTTGAGTGGTTTGTCCGTCAGGTGCTTTATGATAAATAATATCTCCACCAGTCAGGGTGATATCGACAGCAGAATTATTCTGAATAACAGCTTCGGGACTCTCATCACTGATAGGATACGAGACGAATGTCAATGGTCCTTTAATGAGATTCCCTTGAGCATCTTTCGCTGTTAGTTTTGTCTTATGTAGACCGATATAGGGACTGCACTCATTGGTAAATCCTGCCACTCTTGAGGGAGGAGATCCTGACTCTGTAACGAGTCTATTGATCTTCTCGTTGAACATGTTTTGCAAACTGTTTGCCAAAAGCATGTCATCGCGAGTATTGAGGACCAGTTTGTAGCTATGGGTTGGGAAAATCAAGTCTCTTCTTAATTTCTCAAGGTAGTTAATGACTGTATAGTCAAAACCACTAGGAAGAATGATCTCCTTATCAATAGCCGCTCCATAGGATGGAATCACTGGCGCATGCTCTTTCGACCACTGGGCTCCTTCAAGCTCGATTGTCTCTTTAAGCGCTTTGAGCGTTGGCGCACTGATAGTTTCAGCGACTAATTTTCTATTGAGATAGAAAACGTCGTCCGTCTGATTAAAGCCATGCGTTACGCTAAAGTACCAGCGCTTGACGTCGGCTTTGATGAAAAGCGTTCGTTGCTCATAGGCGCTAAAGCTGAGCTCTTGCCCTCTTGTCACTGGCGGAATACCAGCGACTTGATAGCCGACGGTCTTCCCTGGCATGTACTGTTTTTCATCGAATGTTGATGTATGTGTTCTTCCTGCGCATCGCAAGAAAACGCAGTCCATGTTTTCTAGCAGGTGCAAAATGTCTAGTGACACCAGCTGCGATGGCAGATAAGCATTGTTAGGTATGGTCATGATTTCCCCTTCTTTTTATTAAATACCGTGGCTGATTCCTAGATCACGGTAAAAGTTTTTATCGTATTCACTAGGACTATTGTTATAGTTATACTGCGGAACGCTCTGCTTGAGCATCTCAGGAACTTTTTGAGCTCCTCCACCCATCAAGACAGTTGCTCTGACTTTTTTGAGAATCTTTTTGACTCCCATCTCCGTCTGAGCATTTTTCAGTTTTTGTTTGTATTCCTCGTTATTAGCCAGCTCCTTGACAATGAGAGGCGCTTCTTCAGGCTCTCCAATCTCTGCGATGTAGTCGATCAATCCACTCGGCAGATCTGACTTCTCTACTAAGGCTGCAAAATCCTTATCCTTGGAGATCTGGTCCTGAAGACTTTTCTTCACGATCTGGCTGATTTGTCCGAGCTCTTGCTGTTCTTTTTGCTGTTGCTCTTCGATCTTTTGCCGTTTTTGAGCCAGCTCGGCTTCTTCTTGGGCCTGTTTCTGTTTCTCAAAATACCCACCGATGGCCTCAGAGATGTCTTTTTTACTCAGATTTTCTTGCTCGTTTTGTTCTGTATCGACGTTCTCGGCAAGATCATAGAGCTCTTTGCGCGCTGTTGACATGTGTCCCCCTTATTGTTGTTCTTTGTTTCCCTGCGTTTTTGCTAAGAATTGCTCGGCATCCCCAATGCTCGTGATGTTACATAGCACTGAGTGAATGACGATTCCCTTCTTTTCCTTAGTGATGAACTGAAGCCTAAAGCGATCAGCTTTAAGGTTCGTTCTCCAGATAAATTTACCGATATATTCTCTCTGGTCCTCCCCTAATGAATCTGCTGCTATGGGCTCGTAGTAGGCAGGAATTCCATAGGTTGTTTCATCATCTTCAGAAAAATCTCCAAGATCCGCTCCCCGAAGAACTTTGAGCCACATCGTTGAGCCTTCCTTCAAAACTCCTCCGGCGACTAGAACTTCTATCCCATCTAAGCTAAAGGTTCTCTCATCTTGAAAAACCCTCGTGGTGAAAAAGGCTACATCCCCCCATTGGTATCCCCCTTCATCTAGTGTTAGCGTTATATCATCCGGAAGATCCTGCATTTGTTTGTAGCTTAGATCCGAGCAGATCGTTGAATAGGTGCAGATGAGATCGTCGTAGGCGGTTGATATGACTCTCTTGGCGGTTCTATTCTCCCAGATCCACTCTGGCGTCGTAGGGAGCCCTTTAAAGCCATCGAAGCTATAAGTTGACCAGGTATTGGTTTCAATGTTGTAGAGCCAAGGACCAATGCTTACAAAGCGATAGCCGAGCATTTCGAAGTAGGACATTGGAAGGTCTTCATCTTTGATGAGGTAATTTTCCAAAGGCTTATAGACAGGGAGTGTTCCACTAAATATTTGGTCAACTCCCAATGAGGCATTGAGTCTGTAGACCTTAAAGTCGTCTGTGTAGTAATACAAATCGCGGTTCGCTTTGACGAAGCTTCCTCCATAGCGGATCCGATGATCGAAGTGGAATGTAGGATCTCTTTGAATGATTGTCTCCTGAGCGCTCGATAGAACCCATCTCTCGATGCCACTCGGTGTGAAAGTGATGATATTTCCATTAAAATCTGTGATCGATTGGATAGATTCTGCAGGAGTGATTTTAAAAGCGCTGCTCGCATCAGGGGTTTTCATTTGCTTTCTAAAATTGTTCGGAGCGCTTGGATAGATCGCATTATCAAGAGCGCTGTAGAAAAACATCCGATTCCCAACGAGAAGGCAGCCTCTAGCTAAATCATTTTTAGTGCGCTCGCTGCCAGCAACATCAAAGATCGAGAGGGCTTGAATATCAGGATCTCCAGAGGTCGCATCCATAGAGCAGTGGATCATATTTCTTGGCTCCATAAGCAATTTGTAGTCGGCAGCGGTTTTCGATTGAAACATATGCTGCCCTGGAAAGACGCAACGCAGTGGTAGGGTTGGTTTGCTCTGAGGATCGTATTGCGCATTGAAATCCACAAGGATTTGAGGATTTAAAGAGCTCAAGGCGACTCTCGAAGGGTCCGTTGGAGCGTCAGGAACGTATTTGAAATAGTCGTATTCGAATTCTCCATAGCTTGCTTGCTCGGTAGGAAGTTCTGTGTTGAGGATCCTCTTGTCATCATAGTTAACATTAATCACCCCATAGCTTGCCGTTGTCATGTAGATGAATCTGCGGAACATATCCATCCTGATGAAATCATAGTTGGGGACCGTTTCTGGAACAGGCTTATGAATCGCAGAGCTCTGGAATTTCTTGATGTCCAAAAGCTTGTAGGGCCAGATATATCCTGATCCTACATCTTTTTTATGGGTGTTTTTGAGGTTCTTTAGAATGGGGAGCTTATAGAGAGAGCCGTCTGTTCCCACAGTGAAATTATGGAGCTTTACGCCAGAGTCCACTTCATCAGTTGGCGAATATTCGATTCCTGTAGTAATATTTATTTTGACTGTTGGCATAGGGTCAGCAGCATTTTAATTTCTGGTTATTGGATAGCACTTAGCTAGCTCCTCATATAGGGGGCTAGCTTTTTTCATTCTTTTCCAGTACAGTTGCTTGCGAGAGTTAGGGGTTTCCCTCCAAATATATTTCCCCTTCTCTCAGTTGGGTGGCTTCTTTACTCCAAATGTAATCCTGCAGCCACCCTTCCTTTTTAAGGTGGGCGCAAATTTTATCAATCCTAAGATCTTGCTTTTAGTGCCCACCGCTTTTATTTTCCTTTTCATAGATCATTTCCTTGGGTTGCATCTTCGCGATGACTGCCTCCTCTTTGATCTTTAGATTTTGAGCATCTTTTGCCGTTTGCTCTTGCAGCTTTGCTTGCTTTAGGAGCAGCTCTTGCTGTTTGATCTGTTGATCGCCTTGGACTTTTGATTTTTGCAGCTCGAGTTGTTGCTGCTCTATCGAAGGCTGCTTTTGCGCCTCTTCCTGCTGCTTTTTGATCATCTCGTGGTATTCTTCGATCGACATATTCCCTTCACCGACCTCTCTGATATAAGGAGGCATCAAAGCTTCCATCCGACGGCGGAGTTTATCGCTGTTTGCTGTGTTAAGGTTGGCGGCGAATTCATCAGCAAAGTACTGAGCGATATTCGGATTGGTAGAGAGGATCTCCTTAATGGCAATAAGATTAGCAGCTTTTTCAGCGTCACTTGATGCCCCATATTCTATTGAGAAATCAACGTTGGAAAAGAGCTCTTTAATGTCGTTTCTGATCTCAGGACTTGAAGGTGTATGCGTTGCTTCCTTAGCATTGACGGTCAGCCCTTCTCCTAGGTCTCTTTGCTCGATGATGACGTTAGGGATCATTTCTCTTAAGACGCGGCCCACTTCATTGATCGCTCTGAGGTGATGTGACAGGATCACATTCTGAAGGATGTTGCCTTGCATAATTTGTCTATGCAGACCTGCGTTTGTTGCGACCCCTTGTTCTTGTCCTTGCTGAGCAGAGTTGATACCTGCAAGTTGATCCATGAGCTGGAGGGACATCTGAAGAGCATTAAGGAGATTCGCATCAAGAGTTTCAGCGTTCAGAATCAGTGGTTGCTGCATCTGCCCTTCGTCGCTTTCATTGACCTGAAGCACTCCAGTGCGCCTATTAAAGTCGTTCCAAAAATTTTCTTTTCCTTCGATCATCTGATCCGTTAAAATGACTTTCGTTCCTCCAAGCTTTTTGAGCCTTCCAACGAGGGCGCTTCCTACGTAGTTGGTAAACGCTTGGGCATCGACAAGATTGTAAACAAAAGGAAGGGGTTTTACTTTACGTGTCCCTCCGTAGCGAAGTATCCCCTCTAAACCCTTCCAGTAAATAAGAGGCAATTTAGTATCAGTGTAATAGTCAATGGGGCCCTCTACAACCTCACCATCAACAATCCTCATGAACTTGACTTTGACGTTTCCAATCTTTTTCTTAATCAAGAAGCTCCCATCATAGTCCTGAATCCACTCTCCCTTCTGAGTAAAATACCAGGTTTCCTCAAAAGGTTCCCTGTACCAAAAGTCAATGACATCGCACATCTTTTCTGTATCGAGAGTTTGCTCTTTCCTCCCATCTCTTCCCCCTAGATTTTTTCTGGGGATGCTGTACTTGATTCCGCAGTAGCGTCCCTCAGTTTTAAAATCATCTTCAGAATCAGGATCGAAAAAGACTTTTCGAGGATCCTTGATGACAGACAGAAAAGGTTCTTCACTGGGGTCTTTATAAGAAGCTCTTTTGGTCGTCACAAGAAGAGCTCCATATCCATAATCGTAGACTTGATTCAAAACTCGTTCAAAAGCACTGAGGTGGTCGTTGCATAGGACCAGGCGATTTAAAACATGCCGTCCTTCCCTCAAAAGCTTAGGATCGAGGTTGTCTCCTTTGATCACTAAGGATAGGTCAAGTTTGCCAGCTTCGCCCTTCACACGAAGAAGATGCTTACTGGCAATGTTGAACATCAGAGATTCCTCGCCACGAAGCGCGCGATCTTGAACGATCGAAGGGTCCCATTGCTCTCCAAAGGTGTAATTGATACAATTTTCACCGCGATCATCGTTCTCTAGGTAAAACCCGCGCCAGTTGGAACAAAAATCTTCGATCTCTTTAGGACTGTACACGACTCATACTCCCTACATTTTCAACGGCATGACTGAGTTCTTTCTGCTCTCTTTTCTTGGTTCTGATCCCCCTTCCAAAAATGATACAAGCATCAAAAAACGTATCGCAGATGTCATCATTAGCATGGCTCATATCTACAGAAAAGGCGCAGACCTCTCTCAGGAAAGGTTTGCGGATTTTGTCATGATCAATTGGGATAAAAACTTCTGCCTTATTGAGGAATGCCACAGCTTGGTATGCCCTTTTTGCTTTGGAAATTCTGGGATCTCTTCTGATCGGTCGGAAATGCATCCCATAGACTTCTTCTTTGAGCTCGCTTAATAGGACACTTCCCGAATGATAATCTTCGATATAGCAGGCTTCCGCAAACTCATTTTCCTCGAGGAAGGTTTTGACGCGTTGTTTAATCTCTTGGTATTTCCAACGGCCTCTCACCATATCCACAAGATAAAGTCTATTCTCCTTAAGAGCCCAACAACTAGCGACAGTAAAATCTGATCTCTCTCCCCCAGCAAGTCCGGTATCACAGGTGATAATGCAACGGTCAGGGTTGTCAGGGAATCCAGAGTAAGAAGAAAAGTTCTGCTCTTTAAAGAGACCATCCTTCGGCATTTCTCCCCACCAGCCATACAAATACTTGTCTCGCTCATGAGTAGGAAGGATCTTTAGATTGGAGAGATATTCAGGATTGTTTTCTAAAAGCTTTCTGTTGTCTGTAACTTTTCCAGCAATAAATGTGAATGTACGAACATCTTCAAGGTCTTCTTTTTTTAGATCACACTCTGTCAAAAAGGCTTCTTTAGTCGATTTGATAATTGGGGTATTTCCCATGAAATAGAGATAATGAAGCTTCCCAGAGAGTTTTGAAATAGGATATTCATCTTCTTGAAGAAAGGGCTTGATGAGAGTTTTTATCCATCCTTCTGTAGGGTTCGTTGTCAGTCTCATATAGGGCTTCGTTTTAGATTTGGAACGCATCCTAGCGATAAGGAATTTGAAGATCTCTTCATCGAATTCATCAGCCTCATCAATGAAAATAGCCGTGAATTGTGTTCCTTTTAGGAATTGTTTGAAGTTGGGATGATTTCCATGGCACATATGAATTGAAGCGCCGCTTTCAAATTTATAGACTAGCTGGTGTTTGTTTGTACTGTACTTGAGCCTCATAGCATCGGCCACAAGCCCTAATTCTTCCCATAGTCCTCCAGAGCAGAGGAGATTACCGCGGTTCTTTCTAAAGACGCCACAGCGAAAGTGAGGATCTTTGACATGCTTCATCATCTCAAGGATCAAAGCATAGGACTTCCCAGCTCCCATAGCACCACCGATAACAGCGATATCAGCTTGGCAGTTAAAAACCTGTTCTTGGAATCCTTTTTGGACAGTTAGTTTGGACAAGACTTCCCCTTCTTGCTACCTACAAATATCTTACCGGAAAAAATTTGTGTCTTAAGATGTGAGTTACATAAACCCCAATGTAAAAATTTGGGGTTTATGTAAAAACAGAGAAATTATTCAATACGATCTCGAGCGTCACCCAAATCTAAAGCTCGAGCTACTGTAACAATAGCATCACTTCCGCTAAAAGATTCAAATTGCACATGAACTCGTGCTTTATCTTGGGAAGATAAATCTTCTTGAAATGTATATGCTACCTTGGCGAAAACCTCTGAAAAGACCTCTTCATCATTCCCAAAAACACCAAGTCCAGTACCAGTCATATGAAGAACTATCTCTTTCTCTGGATATCTTGCTAATAGAGTTTTTACCTGGTTAAATTGAGCTGAAAAGTTTGCCATATAAGCAAACCGTTGTAGTTTTTTACAGTTTTCAGAGTCCTGATCTAGTCCGCTTGAATATATTCCTAAAGCAGGAGCTGCACCCAGCATTAAATATACTAACTCTGAATCTTCACTTAATTTGCTTTGATAACATGGAACCTCAATATCAGTGAAATTTTGCTCCATTTCATTAGCAAGCTGCTCAATATTTACATTTGATGGCCTAAGATATCCATGTTCAATAGGAGAACTGGTCTGATAAGTCTTACCTGCTGATGGTAAAACATTCTCCATCATATTAAAACCCAAGTTTGTTAAAAAAGCCGTTACAAATTCAAACATTACAGGATTTGTACGCTGAGCTAGTGGACCTTGGGTATAATCTCCAACTGATCTTGACATAGCTTCTCCAACTCCTGGAGTAAAAGGACTTGGAGCTTCTGCGCCGTTATACTGAGAGGCTACACTAAAGAGGTGAATCCTCGTATCATCCTGAGATGCCTTTGGAATATCATTTTGTACTCCATTTGTTACAGACCATTGGAAAATTGTTTGATCAAGTGCTTCTATTCTCTCTTTATAAACCCAATCATTAGCTGAAACAAAATCAACATTTGACCCAAATGTTTCTAAGGCTGCTTTAAAAACATCTTTGGATTTGTTGTGATCTTTATCTGCAAAAAAACCTTGTCGATTTAATTGGTTAAGAGCTGTCAATGCTGAAGGGTGATCTACTACTCCGGTTAAGACTGCTTTCACCTGATCAATAATTTGCGGTGGTGGTGGAACATCGCCTCTTCGCGGTGGTGGTGTCGAATGAGTTAAATGTTTAATAACAACCATACTACTCCCCATACCAATTATTTTTAAGTTATTAGTGAAAGATAGAGCAACCCTACCTTTCAGGACTTTAGATATTCCCCCAGAAATAATACTTGCAAGAGCAATCGCTATTGCTTTTCGAGATAAGGAAAGATTCTTTTTATCATATTTATAATCATGGGCAAGACAACCAGCCGCTGCAATCCCAGAGGTCAAATAAAGCCCCCCATTAGTAGCACCTGGAAAATACTTCACTAAACGTGTACGGCCTGCAAGAAGTGCCATTACTATAAATGCCGCAGGTTCTATAAATGTTTTTGGACTGTTAAAGTTAACTCTTGATGGATTCATTGTTTGTACCTATAAAATGATTCATTTGAAAGAAGCATTCTAAGCACAAATTGAGTAAAAATAAACCATTAAAATTATCTATTGCAAAAAAAAACTAACTAACTCTATTTTAAATATTTACGCGTGACAGCATCAGGTGATAAAAACTTAAGCATTCTTTTATAGGGGTACCCCCCTTCTTTTCCCCAGCTATGGAATGGTACCCTACTTCTTCATTGGCTTGACTTTTCTTGGCAGCTTCTTACCCTTCGGAGTATGGTCAGACCACTTCTTTGCCATCTTCGGTTTGTTAGCATACATCCACTTGCGTTGAGCTTGAGATTTGAAAGGCATTATTTTCCTTAGTAACAAAAAGTATACAAATTGTTAGACACTCCTTGACGTATAACTTTCGATATAACAAAATAGATTTTAACACAACGTCAAGGACATTAAGTTATAGGAGGTCATGATGGCGAAGGTTGGATATGCTAGGGTCAGTTCGTTTGGTCAAAGTTTAGAGGTGCAACTCGACAGGCTCAAAGACTGCGACAAACTGTTTCAAGAGAAGAAGAGTGGTCTCGATGGGAAAAGAGAACAACTGCAACAATGCCTCGATTATGTCAGAGAAGGTGATGTCCTTGTCGTTACCAAGCTCGATCGGTTAGCAAGATCAACGAGTCATCTGTGTCGCATCTCAGAGCTCTTGGAAAGCAAAGGAGTGACTCTTCATGTCATGGATCAGAATATCGAAACAGCGACACCAACTGGAAAGCTTCTCTTTAATATGCTCGGGGCAATTGCTCAGTTCGAAACAGAGATCCGTAAAGAGCGACAGATGGAAGGGATCAGACGTGCTCAAAGCAATGGTGTTCATATCGGGAGGAAGAAGAAGTTACAACCCGATGCAATCAAATCTCTCCAAGAAAAGCGAGCAAACGGTGTATTGATCAAGGATCTAGCTGAAGAGTATGGCATGGAACCTATGAGTGTCTATCGGTATTTGAAGATAGCGTTGTAGTAAAAGCAACGCTCCTTTTTCTTGGGCGAAGAGCCTCGCGTTTGCGAGTTTCCGAAACTACTACGATTGTAGTAGAGTTTCACTCCTCAACAACGAAGGCGATCTCTTCGGCATGCTCTTGTTGTTTCTCAAGCTTCTTCTGCTCTCTCTCATATAGACTGCAAGCTTTGAGATACTGCTCGTAAGCCCAACGACATCTCTTGACGTTCTCGAAAGCCGGTTCAACTCTCATGTATTTGATGTACTGGTTGAAGTTTTCAACTGAACTTTTTTCTAGATTGAATTTTGGAATGATTGACTGTGTTTTGTTTTGCATCTCTTTTCCCCCTTTACTTTATTATACCATGTAAAAGATTTATGTCGCAAATTTGTCTATGAAGCTATTCTTCGGTTAGAGGAAACGGGCCCCACTGAAGAGGCCCAAAATAGTATCACATTGCTACTTGAGCAAAATCCTCTACAAAGATGTCAAAGATTTCGCTATTGAATTTTTCTTTAATGAAAAGACTGGTTGTCGAGTCTTTCGGTTTTTTCCTGTCTCGTCTACTAACACTTGGAATTTGCTTGTAGATGTGACGGTTTTGGGGAGTTAAGGAGTAAATATTCTTAGCTCCTCTTTCTTTTTTCAAGACTCCTTTTCTGCCAGTCCAGTATTCGATATACTTTTCTAATTTAGGAATGCTGTTTCTTACACCAATATAGTGATGTAAGAGTGCTGCCCAATCCCTCAATGAGATTTGTATGTTTTTTGAGTTCCTCCAGCTTTTCTTTTGCTCTTGCATAAAGATTAGAAGCTTTATCAAAAATACTTTCCCCGGAGATTTTACAGGGTTTTTATGCTCAAATTTAGGAAGGTGATGCTGCCTAATTTTTGTATTAATCTCGGAAGCTGTTCCATGATATCCTTTATATCCATGGTTCTTTTTAAGAAATTCTGGGGTTAGAAAATTTATATTAGTCATCTTGATCTCCTCAATAATTGTAGCGACTCCAGCCATCACATTCTTTTCTGGCATAGAGTTCTACTTTGTTTTCGGTTGCTGAATAAAGAGTCTCGATAATTTTTCGAAACTCGTCTGGCTTGGATGCACTCTTCGGATTCTTTGGAATATGCTGAACCGCAGAAGTAATCTTCTCACTCTCTGGGTGGCAGTTTCCTTTTTCCCCAACCAACAAAAATTCTTGATTCATGTTGTTGTACAGTGTCTTGCCTTTAGCATCTTCACCCTTTGCCCAGGTGAAAATGGATCTATACTTAAAACCCCAGGCAGACATCACCTTGAAGGCTTCAGGTAAAAGTTCGGGAATAACCCATAAGAACAGGGCCGCATTGTTTTCACAGATTTCCTCGATAGGGATATCGAAGAGATCTTCTGCAGTTATAGCGGGCAAATATCCCTCAGCCTCTGGATTAGAGGAAGCTACAGGATCTGATCCCTGTTTCCAATTGGGAGCTACATATAGGACTCTGTATTTTCCCTCTGGCAGTTGAGAAGCTGTGAGCATCTCTTGACGCTCTTTCTTGCGAATATCCTTGTAGACTTTTGTTATAGTCGTATCATTTTTTTTGATGGCTTGGATTTCTTCAGGAGAGGCTTTATCGAGAACTATTTTACCTCGACGGTATTGCTCTCGGGAGATGCCGATGGTTTTACCAACTTTTGCTGCTACTGTGGAATTATTTCTTCTAGCTCTTTTTTCTTGTTCTGTTTCTTCACGAGACTCAACTAGTTGAGTCTCGTCATCTAACTCTATTTTAGATAGTTGAATATATTTGTTGTTATCAGAAGAGTTTTTTTCAGCCTGTTCTCGATATAATTTCTCAAGTTTAGCATTCAACTCAATCTTAACGATCGCCTCTAAGTTTCTTCTATTAAACTGATTCTCAAGAATCCAGATCATAGCTTCTCTTTCACCAGTAAACTCTATATTTACAGTCTTAAATGGAATTTCATGTCGAAGACAAATCTCATAACGATGATGTCCATCGATAAGGTGATTCTTCCAAAGCACCAAAGGATCTCGACATCCTTCTTTGATAATGCTCTTTTCAAGGCCTGTAAATTCATCTTCAGAAAGAGCTGGGATCAGGTCCTGAAACTCTGACTTAATGAGTATCCATGTATCTCTTGGATGCTCCGAAAGATTTTCATTCCCAACAGCCAGAGCTGATTGTACAGAGTATTTTTTGGCTTTTTGCTTTTCTAATTCAGCAAATCTTTGAGCTGTTTCCTCTCTTTCAATTTCAGACTGAAAATTTACAGCGCTTATAATTTTGCTCATATTTCATCTCCTATGACTAATTTATTTGTTTCTTCTTCTTCAAAACAGGACTCAAATTGAATGTCCTTTAGCACTTTTTTAGCCTCTGATGGAGTCATTAGCTTCCTTACTTCTAAAAGCTCTTTAGGCGCTTCAGGTTTCAGCTTAAAACGCTTTTGAGCCACGATGTCGTATTCAAAGGCTTTAGACAGTCCTGGGGCCGTCAAAAGCTCTTTTTCCCGCTTTAGAAGTTCTGTGCGTCTTTTATGTTTGGCATACAGCAAATGATCGGTATCCATATCGCAGTAGTTTTTCAAAACTGTGATATCTCGATGAAGAGGACAGTAGCGCCGACTGGGGCAAGTGCGGCACCAAAACCCTTTGATTGAATAAAAATTTCCCTGGTTATAGGTAATATTCAAAGCAGCTTCAATCCGTGCTGAATGCCTGACTACCGTTTCTGGAGAAGGGTAAAAACTTGATGTGAGATCCTTTTTGGTTTGAAGGATGCTCAAGCAATAGTTCTCAATCTTCCAATGAGGGTGTTGAACCAAGATCAATACTGCATAAGAGAGCAGTTGAGAGTTTTCTTTAGCCTCTACAGTGTAATCTCCCGTCTTGTAGTCAATGACATAGAGAGTTTTGTTCTTAGAAGAATATCCAAATAAATCTGGCGTTCCAGAAAAAGTATTCTTTCCAAACTGAGTGCTTAGAGGCACCTCTTTAAAAACTTGATCACACATCTCTAAGACATGGTCATAAAAGGCTTTGCACTTTTGTTCTTCAGGAAGAAAGTCTCCTTTAGCAAGACGCTTATGAGCCTCGTGTCCAGCATTAAGCTTCTCTTGAAGACTAGGGTTATAATCTTTAGGAAGGATCAATGAGAGGCTGCAGTTCAAAACTCTCTCAGAATTTGATGGCCTAAGCTCTAATTTTTTCAAGTTCATTGAGTACCTCCATTGGTTTTTTGTTTTCTTCAACTGGAAGCTCGCCTTCAATGTAGCAGTGTCCGATGACATCAGCAAAAATCCTTCTAGCTAGACGACTGAGGGATCTGGCATACAGGAGATCTTTGGAGTACTTTCCCCATGGACCATTCTTATTGTAGACACCAGCTTGCTGAGCTTCTTCAAGGGTAAAAGTCTCAGTTTGCTTGTGACCATTATCCTTACGCTCTCCTTCAAGCTCACAGACTTGACCATCATTCTTAATGACTTTGATCTTATGTCCAGCAGATACGATCTGCTCGTTCATCAGTCTTGCGGACATTTCAACCTTCCCGCGTATAGACCATAGACCACCAGTTAGTGCTTTTATGGGAGAGATCCCTAGAACAAAGGCATGCTCGACGATTGAGAAAATCTCGCCGCGATCTCTGCCTTCACAAAGAGGAAGCTTTTTGACCTCTTCACAGATCATCTGAATATCTTGAAGCTCTTGCAGATATCTCTTAGCTTTTTCTGAAGGTTCGATACAAGATGGTTCGCTCATGACGGCCCTCCTTTCTCAAGAAACTTTCTAAAAGCTCGGGTTAGATCTTCGATGGCATTAGAAATCTTTTTGACTTCTTCACCGATTTTTTTGAGATCCCAGGCTGCAAACTTTGCACTGAGCCTTAGATCTGGCAGGTTGTCTTTTCTCTCTTGATTATCATCGTGCCAATCACTCATAATTAAAATTCCTTTGATGTAATGGTTAAGGGGTGGCGGGTCTTCGCCTTAGAACATAGGGAATTAAGCTGCTGGCTTATTCCTAGAAGGCCCGCTTTTTTTTGTAATGTTTTACTCCGTACTTTCTTTCGGTTTGAGCAGGTCATAGGGCTCCTTCATCGAAACCGCAAAATGCATAAATGCATTGATGTTTTTAATATTCCCCAGCTCCATCCTCTTCAAAACTGCATGAGAGGCACTCGAAAGATGATCAAATCCTTTTCTCAAAAGTTTTTGGATGTTCGTGAAGCTCATGTCGAGATTGTGTTTTTTCTTGAGGGCAACGATCGCCTCGTAGCCAGCTGTGATCGGTTCTGAGCTGAACATCGGCTCAACACGCTTGAGCGTAGGCTTGACAACAGCGAGGGACAGATTTCTAGCGCAGTGCCGCCGGTACCCAAAAACGCCTCGAGAAAGAAGGTGGCTTAAAAATTTTACAAAATTTCGGACGCGGTACCCCTCCAAGAGTTTTTTTCTGAGAAGTGTAAGTGCTTTTTTGAGTTTCTTGAGATCTCTAAACCACCAACGAGGCTTGTAGGGGAAGTTTTTTTCTAGACCAAACTCTTCGAAAAGATCTTTTTGAGAATTAGATTTTGCTCGACGACTCTTTTTTGATCCATCTGAAGAAGAAGAAAAAGAAAAGTTTGCCTCTTTTCTAGCAAACTCTTCTTTAGAAGAGTTTTTAGAAATATTAGTGTCATAATTTTTGGAGATTTTCTCTTCGGATTTGAGCTCATTTTTTTCCGATTCGAGAGGTTTTTGAAAGCGTTTTGGCGCATTCGGGCCAGGGCTGTAGAGGTTTTTTCCGCAGCATTTTGCATTGGGCATTCTAGGATGTTTGTAAGCGGTATGAGCAACAATGATTTTCCCTTCAGCTTCAAGTCTATTAACAATAGAGGAGGCATACTGACGGCTGGAGAGTTTGGTGCACTTGGCGATAGTCTTAAAGGAGACTCCCTTTTCAGCGTACCTTGGATTTAAAATAAATCCTAAGACCCTCTCAGGGGCTTTTTTCTTGGAGGATCCTTTGGTTCTTTTGCTTTTGTTACGTTTCGATTTGCTCGAAAAAGTTTTCTCTGCTATCCTAACGTTCATAACAATTATCCTTCTTTTTTAGTGATTGCGGGGTTTTGTTTAGCATCTTTCCGAGGTGTGCTTCTTTAAAGTCTAGGGTGTGGAGCCAAAAGTTTAAGAAGTAGATGGGCCGGCAGGTAACTGTCGGCCTTTCTTTTGGGTCGCTATTATCTAAAGAAAAGATCTGAGTTTGACTTGAAGTTTCCTTCATGAGTGTGGAGCTCATTAATTTCGAAGATCTTTTCATCGTAACAACCTCTTTAATATAATTCCCGAAAAAAATATTTTTCCGTTTTTCTAGCTAGACCTTGAGTTCTTTTGCTCTTTCTTTTAATCGTAGCATTTTCTCCAAAAGGGAACCTTATGACGTTCCCCTCCTCTCTAAAGGTTAAAATAATGAACTTTATTTTAACCCATACTTGAGAGAGTGTTATGGAAGAATTATATACCGTTGAAGAGGTAGCAGAACTAACTGGATATCCTGCAAATATAGCCTAAATATCTTATTTTAGTTATACTCTTCTAAATGACTTATTCATTAGATTTTCGTAAAAAAGTACTAGATATCCGAAGTAAAGAAGAGCTCATTTTTGCTAAA